CCATCATCCGCTGCGAAGAGAGCCGGAGCATCGGAGAGGAATCCGCCCTTCCCAATCCTCCCCCTAACAGGAGTGACTTCCCTCCGGATGAATTGCCTTGTTCTCCCGAGCCTGACAGTCGATATCTGAGCATTGTTGGCGAAGACAATCTTATCAATCGGGATCTTCTCGGGATTGGCCTTCAGCAGCGCCCCCAAGACATCATCCGAGATGAAGGGGAAGCTCTGCCCTCTCGGGAGAACTAGATCCAGCGCTATCGATTCCTCCACAGCGAAGGCCTCAGCCGCCACAAGCGCCTCCTCCTCAAGAAGCACAGCCCCAGCTTGGGCTCCGGGAGCCACAACAGGAGGAGCCGATGTCGCTGGGATGGGAGGAGGCTGGAGAAGAGTTGTCGAGTTGACAGCTCGGGGAGTAGCAGCCAAGGGAGAGTTCCGATCCGGCCTCGCCCGAGTCGAAACTTTCCTTATGAAATACTCATCCGAACACCGACAATTATGGCTTGAATCCCCGGAAGTGATTTCCCCATTTGTGTATTCATCATCGATCTTCTGCTCTTCCAGATCCATCGCTGCATGTTCCGGCCTAGTCCGACGATCCCCGACAGCATGCCGCCTCTTCCATGATTCATCCTTTCTGATCAGGCCCTTCTTGATCGCATCATCCCAGGACATCCGCTGTCCCTTCCGAGTCGCATCAAGAGCCGCAGATCTCGCTTGAGTGTTCGCATTGAAGGCCTCCATCCTCCGGCGATAGGCAGCAGTCATCCTTTCGATCTGCTTCTCTGAAAGCCCTGGCCCTCCCGGAGCAAAAGCCTTCTTCAGAGTGCCATCAAATCGGCGATCCCGGAGAGCCCTTCCTGGGATCCGGATATCGGAGGGCCTGGGCTTCCTCCCGATGACTTCAGAAAGCTTTCCCTCTCGGATCAGCCTCTCGAAATTGTGGACTGCTAATTCCTGATTCGGAGCGAGAGCTAGAGAGTCCCGAATCCCCCGAGCGATTGCCTTCGATCCGATCCCATCCTCCAGCCCCCTCTGGATGACTTGCCGGATCGTATTTGCGACCCCTCTCTCGACTTTGGCAAACATGCGAGTCTGGAGCTTCGCCAAGCTATCAAGGACTCTGGGATTGAGGAGGGAGACTCCATTCTTGACTCCATCCCTCGCAATCTGAGTCGGAAGATCGACCGCGAATTGAGCCCCAGCTCCCAGAGCAGCTTCATTCAGCTGTGGGCCTATTCCCGAGATCAGGAAGGAATCGAAATCGGCCAGCTTTGTGATGGAGAGAGCTGCCCTCTCCACTCCGGCTCCCGAATTGAGAATAGCGATGATCTCAGCTTCATTCAGGGATGTCCGGATGACTTCATAAGCCCGGAGGAGCCGGCGAGCTAACTCGGGCTCCACTGTGGCAGCATATCTCGCAATCCGCCTCTGAAGTTTCCTGACGGCTGCGGATGCCATTCAACTCTCTTCCGCCAGCACCTCTTCCAGCACTCTATCCAAGGCATCCTTCATCGTCTGAGCATCCTCCGGCATCCCCCGATGAACGATCAGAATCCTGCCATCCTCTTCTGCCTCATAAAGAGCTGTCTCCTGGGAAGTATCGACAATGTAGAGCTGCCCTTCCTGAAGATGCTCGGAGAGGATGATCTCAGCCGGCTTCCTGAGTCGCAACATGGAGTCTCTGAGCATCTGCCCCTGTCGAGCCATCTCTGCTGCTGCTGTGAGATCCTGAATCATCTTCCCATTGGCAGGAGGCTCCTCCTGCTGCCGATGCTTCCGATCTTGGGGCCAGCCTGGATCGACCATTATCCAGCGACAATCAGGATATCGATATCATCAATCAGCGTCCCCACAAAATCGATCTCCGAATCCAGATTGGCGACATCCGGAGCGCTGTCATTCAGGAGGAAAAGGATTGTGTCTCCTGGGGAGAGAGTGACCGACATCGCAGCTCCCCCGAGTTCATATCCATCGGAGGCTCCAGGGCTGATTGTGATGTCGGCCAGATTTGTCTCCGGGGAAGTGAATTGGAGGATCTGAATCTTCTGCCCTGTGAGATCGATATCCGGGATGATGTTCCCTTGAGGCAATGCCTGGAGATCTAGGGTCAAGGCCCCAGCGACAAGCTGGAGGCGATCAGAGAAGATCGAAGATGCCGGAGGAGTCGTAACTCCGGAGAGGATCGAAGGAATGGGGAGAGTGATCGAATGAACTAGCTGGGGATCTGAGGCCTTGTCGAGCCCCAGCACAGGAGTCTCAACAACAGTCACAGGAGGGCTCGGAATTGTCGCTTGATCAAGGGCCATCAGTCATCATCTCCATCATCGGGTGTTTGCTGGGATTGAGCGATCAATCTCTCTGCATTCTCGGCATCCCTCTGAGCCTGCTCTGCTTCCTCCCTCGCTGCCTGGATGGCCATCATCTCCCGCTCCACTTCTTCGATGTCTACTCCCTTCGGGATGAGGCCTCCCCGCTTGAGAGCTTCCAGCAGAACATGCGGAGGCAGATCCGCTTTCTCCACTCCCGAGATCCAAGCCATCATCATCTGAGGGCTCATTGTTGTGCTCTCGAAATCCTTATTGAGAGAGATTGTCGGAGCCTGCTCTGACTCAAGCCCGAAGTACCAGGCTGTCCATTTCATCGCCTCATTGGAGGCGTTGTCGATCTCTGTTGCGGCTGTGGCTAACGTAGCATTCTCCGCTGCTGCATCGAGTCTCTTCGCCTCCGCTGTCTCAGCCATGCGCTTATCCCGATCAAGGAAAGACATCCCAAGGGCAGCCATATCTTCACGCTTCCGAACCATCGCTCTTTCATTGGGCTCAAATCCTTCGCTGGGCGGGACTGTAAATTTGTATTCCGATGGCCCCGAATCCGCATCCCCGGATGTGAGATGGACTGCCACCATCGGCCCGACTTTGAGAGTGCCGGGGACTCCGATTCGATTCCCGTCTTCATCGAAGCCCCCATCATCCGCCAGATCTCCGATCACTGTCGGCTGAGGGAAGCAAACTAGATCCAGATAGAAGCGGAGATTGGATGCGATCTGCCAGAGCCCCAGATTGGCCCATGCCACTCCCAGGAGGGGAGGCACAGCGACAAAGGGGCCGATCTTTTGGCCTGTGTAGGCGACCCCAATCGGAAGCCGATTGGCAATGTCTCCATCCTTGTTTGTGAAGACTCCCTCATTCACGATTTCATAATCTGTGATCTCCATCCCCTCCTTCTGGGGGAGGAGCCTCCAGAGAGTCCAATGGGCTTGGATCGAAAAGGGTCCGAAGACATCGCTCTCATCATCCAAGATCTTCCGGAGAGTGAGGATCCTCCAGCGCTCTTCCATCCGAACTCCCCACATGCCATCCGGAACATTTGTCGGCTCGAAAAGGCTCACTTGAGTTGTGACTTCCTGATTATCGATGTTGGCCACAAGCCAATTCCGAATGTTGTCCCGATCATAGCGAGCCCATGTAGGCCTGAGCCCCAGATCATTCTCCTCATCGGCTGCGTTGATCTCAATGATGTTCCCTTCCTCATCAACATGATGAGCAGGGAAATCGACCAAGATCAATCCGAAGCCATCCCGGATGCTGGCATAGCTGAAGCGCTTCAGGAAAACATCTCCGGATGTGCCCGCTCCATCGATGTTCTCTTTCCAGAGAGGATCAATCAGTCCCTCTGCTGGGCTGCCCTCTGGATATTCGATCTCGGGAGACTTGGCGAAGAGCATCCCGATAGCAGCTGAGATAGTTCGGCCTAGACCCTCAAAGACTTGTTCAATCTTGGAGCGGATGACATAAGTGTCGATCTCCTCATCAGTCCACTTCCGGATGTAATTCCAGGCGAACTCCCACATGACTCTTGTTCCGCCCAGGAGCCGGAAGATGAGATTGAGATCCGGGAGCCATCGCACCCATTCTGGCCTCACATAGTTGGGGAGATTCCCATCCTCCGAAACGCTCTTCCTTTTCTTGAGATCGACAATATCGATATCGACGCCATGGACTGCGATATTCTGCCCGCTCTGATCCGGAATTGTCATCGAACCCAATCTCCTTCATTTAGATAGTCAGCAGTCGATCCTGGCAGTCGATCCTCAAGAGGGGGAGGATCTGAAAGGAGCTTATCCTTCGGGCGCTCCCATGTGGTGCTCCCACAATTCGGACAGCCCGAGCCCGAGCAGCAGGCCGGCATATTCGGATCATCATAAGTGAGCCCACATCTCAGACAGATCCGCTCTGTCTCTATTGATCCAATCATGATCCTCTCCCAATGGAGGCGGGGGGAATCGAACCCCCGTCCAGCCACATATCCCCTTCCGACTCTTTGCGCGAATAGATCGATATGATGATCAGTCATCCAAATTTGCCGGAGGATTGTGGCTCTCCGATCTTCGCCTTTAGGGCTTTCCCTAGCGTCAGCCGATTCGACTCGCTGATCCCTTATCGGCATCCAGGCAGCGAGGGGAAATCAAGCCGCCATCGGCAGCTCTTCCCGGTCGAAATCCTTGATGGCATTTCTGAATTGGCTGAGCTTCAGGATTCGCAGCCATTGTCCTCGCGCATCGGCAAGCTTCTCTGTAACTGTCGAAGCCATGTCGCCCCCTACTGCTTTTTCGCTGTGCTCTTCTTGACTGTCGGCCCTCCCTGGCTCGCCAGCTTGGAAGGAACAGCTGTCCCGAGCTTCGATCCCTGCCCGAGTCTCTTCTCCGCTCTGATCCGCTTCCCCAGCTGGGTCATCTGCCCCTCCCCCTTCTTCTGATGGGAGTCCTCTGAGATCTGCGCCTCCGGGGAGGAGCTGGACGCCTGGAGCCGCCTCCTCCTGATCCGCCCTTCCTCCCTCCCACCCTCTTCCCAGTATGCCTTGGCATTTCGATTCCTCCATTGATAGGAATCCATCTTACATCCGCACCTTCCGGAAACGAACAGTCTTCGGCTTGGGGCCTTCCGGAGAATCAAGAATGGCATGCAGATATGAATCTGCCCAGTCCGGAGATCTCCCTGTCTCTGTCTTCATGTGATCCTTGCTAAAAACTTCGACCGTTTTGTCTGCTGAGATTCGATACTTGGCTGCCAGGAGATCGGCGAAGAGGCGAGGGGGAATCTCCTCCGGCATGGAGAGCAGCCCGAGTCGGAATTTCTCCCGAGCCTCCCACCACATTTGCGATCTGACATTCTTGAAATGATAGAATGTTTTCTGCCTCCTCCAAGGCGTCCCTCCAGCGATCAGCTCTGTGATTTTCCAGCCCCGAGCTGTCATGATATCGGCGACCCCTCCGCCAACGCCAACAGTATCGATCCGAATATTGGGGCCATCCACAGGATCCATTTGATCCGATGCCATGGCCATTGCGATATCTGCCTGCCTTGAAATGGAGATCTTGGAATAGGCCTTGATGCTCTTCAGGGCATTCCCGTTGACTCTAGTGAAGACACTCTCATCATCTCCGAATCGGGCTGAGTCGATCCCCAGCCTTGCCGCTCCGGGGACATCCTCAACATTCCGAGCCGCCAAGATCCACTCCGCCTTGATGAGCTGATCCGGATCCTCTGTGAATTCCCAGGAGCCTTCAATGAATCGGGCATATTCCTCCTCCGGCAGATTCTCCCAGGCCTTCCGGACAGCATCGGGCACATAGGGGTTATCGGCTGCTGTCGAAGGGAGATAATAGAAGGGAGCTTCAATGGCTCCATCTGCATGAGGCTCATAGAACCAGAATCGGGGCCAGTTAGAGCAGGGATTGAAAGTGAAGAAGACATAGGGAGGAGGCTGGATCGGATCTGGATTATCAGCAGTCGCCGGGATGATCCATGAGCCGGCTCTTTCGATGGCCTTATTGGCGCTGACTTCCCCTAGCTCATTCGCCTCCTCCAGAACAAAGCCATTCACTTCCAGGCCCTTCCATCTATTCAGCTCGGGATCTGTGGCGAGGGACTCAGGGAAGAGGATGATCTCGGAGCCGTTCTGGCATGTCCATGTCCAGAGATCTTGCTTCAGAGGGCCAACGAAATCTCCCCAGAGGAGGAGCATCTTCTTGAAGGATGGAATGGTGTTTTTTCTGAGTGTCGGCAGATCCTTCCTGACAACAGCCCAGCGGGAGCCGGGATACTCTCGGCAGAGGAGGAGGAGAGTCGAGAGAGTGGCCCAAGTTTTAGTTCCCCGGATCCCTCCCCCGAGAGCCAGATAGAGATACTCCCCCGAGAATACTGCCTCCTGAAACTCTTGCTGCTTCGGAGTGGGGATGAAGCTCCCCTCATCGATCTCATGAGGCTGGAGACCCGCTCTGGCCAGCTCTATGCCCCTCTCCAGAGCAAGCAGCTGAGTAGAGGCCCCGAGAGTGGCTGCTTCCTCCGCCATCATGTCCCGAAGCTCTTCCATCAGCCCCTTCCCCAGATCAGGAAGGCTGTGAGAATCGCAAGCAGCACAGCCCCGAAGATGTCAGCT